GAAGAAAATAAAACAGGGGTTTGGGATAGTTATTTTGATATAAAAGAAAAAATAAATAAAAAAAATAGTTAATTATTTGTTTATAACTAAAATAAAGTTGTATATTGCGGTATATTAATTAAACAAAAACAAACATTATGAAAAAGACAAAAACAGGATTGCACATTGAAACTAGAAAAAACCGTATTGAGGTTTATACTAAGGCAGATTTACAAGAAAAAAAACGTAAAGAACAAGAAACTAGAAACCTTATAATAACAGGAACTCTTTTACTTTTTGGTATTTTAATTTTTACTTTTGGTTTAATTATAGGTTCTAAGATATAATGACTTTACTACAAAAACAATCATACAACCTTTGGTTTAACCACATAGCTAATTTAGTTATGGAATGGAGCAAACAAAAACCTGCAAATACAGACCTTAAAAATATGGTGCAAGGTATCACAGAGATTGGGCAATATGTAAACGGTTTAAATGTGGAGAATGAAGTTTTAAAAAAACGCTTCGCAATGTTAAGGGCTGATAAAAACAAACAACTTTTACAAATGCAAGAACAAATAGAACACTTACAAAACGATTTAAAAAAATACGATATATGAATTGGTTAGATAGTTATATAGATTTACCAGACGAACAAACATTTTGTGCTTGTTGTTCATCGGAAACAAATGGAGATTATTATTGCTCAACCGAGTGCTTTAATTTAGATGTAGAATGATTTTATTAGTTGATGCAGACAGTTTAATATTTGCTGCTTGTTATAAAAAACGAGAGAACCCAGAAGATGATAAATACTATCGAGACATAGAAGATTCACAAGCTAAGTTTGATGAGCAATTTATGTATATAGTAAACAAACTTGAGGATATGTACCCTATTGAAAAAGTGATAACGTTTAGCGGTAGCAAAGGAAACTTTAGAAAGCTAATTACAAGTGATTACAAAGCCAATAGAAAAAAGCAAGAGTTACCGCCTTTATTAGATGAGATGCACCAATACGTTAAAGACCAATACGACAGTGTTTGGGGTTACGGAATAGAAACAGATGATATGGTTGCAAGATATTGGTTTGAGTTATCAAACGAGATAGGGCGTGATAATGTTATGATAGTAAGCATCGACAAAGACTATAAACAGTTCCCTTGTCTTATATATAATTACCACTATAAGCATCAAAAGATTTTAGATATAAGCGAGGACGAAGCCCTGTATAATTTTTACGAGCAAATGATCGTCGGTGATAGTGCTGACAACGTTCAGTATTTTAGGGGTAAAGGTAAGGTGTTTGCAAGTAAGTGGTTTAACGGTTGTGATACAAAATACCAATACACAAAAAAGATGTACCAGTTATTTAAACAAGAGTACAAAGGCAAAGCAAGGCAAAAATACACAGAATGTTATCACTTATTAAAACTTAGAACAGAATGATTAGATTTGTATATGACTTAGATATAGTTATTGAAGCTATGGAGAACCAAGACTATAAAGACGCTTTAAAAATGATTAAAGACATACAAGAAGATTTAAGAATATTAGCATTATTATGAAAAAAAATAGTTAATTAATTGTTTATAAGTAAAAAATGTTTTATATTGCAGTATCTTAAAAAACAAAACAATGAGCAAAACAAAAGTTACACACGATTCAACAATAGGTAAAATATTGTCAGGAAACACAAAAGGAATACATAATTGGTACTGCCAATATATATTAAACCAAAGGGATTTATTTATAGTAATCAATAACTTTATTTAATATTATTGCAGTATCTTAAAAAACAAAACAATGAAATACAAAACAAATTTAAAAGTAACAGGCAATAAAGTATTCAGTTATAATAGGCACGTCGCAACCATTGAAGGGAATGATTTAATACAGTTGGGTTACTGGAGCCAAACAACTCAGGAACATATTAACCACGTTGCTGAAGAACTTGATTTAATATTAATAAAATAGATATGAAATTATTTGATGACGAATGGGGGGTTGATAATTCACCGATAGAAGATGTTGAAATTACAACGACAATACTTTACTTTAGTAAGCAAGAGTTAAAAGAATTTAAAGCCTTATGTAAAAAAGGGATAAAGATAGAGTTCAAAGAAGATTACCAACAAAAAGGAAATTTAAGTGATTTACTTTTAAAGGTGCTAAAACAAAGATATGAAAATAGATAAAATAATAGTAAAAAGAGTTTTAGATAGCGGTAAAGCTGCAAAGCTGAAAACTAAATTCCTTGACTCAAGCCATTACAATACTTTAATCACAAAGGATTGCGACGCCTATGACAATTATGGGAACTTATTATTTAGGTTCAGGAAAAATGCAATACCAATGGATGTCCTTAAAAATGGGGTTGATGCCTTTAAAGGCTCTATAGAAGTGACTGAGGGTCGTGGTTCTGCTAGTGGTAGCAGTCATAAAAGGATTAGAAAAGACGGGAGCATTAGTAATATAACAGTAGGCAATAAGGTAGAATCTGGTAACGTTGGTTTTATGGATAGTGGTGCTATGGTTAAATATTGTAGAACAACCGCATTCGCTAAGAATCATTTTGATAAATTCAAACAAGGCATACCGTTCGTGGAATTCATTGATAAGAAATATGCTGAACTATGCCCAGAACACCACGCAAAACAAAAGGCGATTGCAGATGGCACGAACAGAAATTATGTTATAGGCGACACTAGCTTTACAACTGTAACAGTCAATAAGAACTTCCGCACCGCTTGTCACCAAGACGCTGGTGATTTCCGTGAGGGGTTTGGGAACCTTATAGTGTATCGGGAAGGTAATTATGATGGAGGTTACTTTGTGATGCCAGAGTTTGGGGTTGCAATTGACTTAGAAAATACTGACTTATTATTCGCAGACGTACACAAGTGGCACGCAAACACAGAATTTACTAATTGCAGCGAGGATTGGTTACGCATAAGTTTTGTGATGTACTATCGTGAAAATATGATTAAATGCAGTAGCCCAAGTGGTGAACTACAAAAAGCTAAAATGGATAAAACAGGGTATTTAACACTATAAAACAAAAACAATGAAAACAACAACAAAACAAAGTAAGGGGTTAAAGTTTGAGTCATTCATTATGGATTGGTTCGCAGAAAACCATAAGATTAATCTAAGCCATTACACAACCTATGATGAGCAAATACACAAAGGCGAGAACAGACAAGGTATTGAAATAAAGAACGACCAGATGTTTAAAAAGACTGGCAACCTATTTATAAGCGTAGAGCGTGATTATGGCTATAAGAAACACCCAAGCGGAATATATAAAGACCAGAGTTGGCTTTATGTTATAGGTGATGTAGATTGCTTTTATATTTTTGCGGTTAAGCATTTAAAACAAGTTTACGAAGTTAATGATTTACCTTTGTTTAATGGTTTTAAAACTCCAAAGGGTGGAACTGAAAAAGGGTATTTATTAAGCAAGAAAAATGCTGATAAGTTTTGTATTCAAAAAGTAACAAGTCAAACAAAATTATTTTAATGGATTATATTATAACTTGCATAAGCCATAACAGGCACGAAAATGTAAAAAACTTTTTTGAAAAAGTAGGAACTGAAGATGTTGTTTTTTTTGTTAAAGACCAAACAGATATTGATAATTATAAGTTAAATGGAGCAAATAATGTAATAGCATCAGGGAACTTAATGGATAGTAGGAATGCAGCTTTAGATTATTGCTTTAATGTAAATGCAATTTGCGTTGAGTTAAGTGACGACCTTGAATCAATAATGGTTAATGACTTTACAGGGAAAAGAACGAAAGAATACGTTACTGTTTTAAAAGTCTTAGAGAATATAATGCCTAAATTTATTGAATCAGGTTATCAATTAGCAGGATTCCCACCTACTAATAACCCATTCTTTGCACTTAATGAATTTGATTTAAACAAGTTTATAGTCGGTGACTTCTTAATAGTAAAACCCACAACAATAAGGTTTGATAATAATTTAAAGCTAAAAGAAGATTATGATTTTTGTTTAAGTTTTATGAAATTAAAAGGTGGCTGCATACGTTATGCAGATTACTTAATGTCATTCAAACATTATTCTAATAAAGGTGGTGCGGTTGATTACAGGACGTCAGTTCTAGAACAAGAAACTATAAAATACTTGATTGAAAAATGGGGTGATTGCATAAAGTTAAATACTAAAAGGGAAAACGAAATACTATTAAATAGGAATAGTTATAAAATTTTAAATTCTAAACAAATAAATTTATTTTAATGAGAGCAACTTATTTACATTACGAAAACGGTAAAGGCTATGATGTTATAGACTTTATAAAAGATTATGAACTAAACTTCAACAGGGGGAATATAATTAAGTATATTTGCAGAAGCGGAAAGAAAGACGATGAATTAAAAGACTTAGAAAAAGCAGCAGATTATTTAAGGCGTGAAATAGAATACCTTAGGGAACAACAACAACAATGGATAGAAAAAAACAAATAGAATATTATAAAGAAATGGAACAAAAAGAACAAGAACACCAAGAACAAGTAAGGGGAGTACAAGACGAACCAATAAACGACAGGCATTTAGCATATTTAAAATGTGTATTGATAAGTCAATTACTATTGGAAGCAAACGATGACTTAAAAGGCAGTAAAGCATTTAAACAAAACGTAAAGCTACAAGTAAACAAAACAAGCAATATATTAGAAAGCGTTTATCAAGAGGGTTTTAATGCGATATACAACAACAACCCTGAAATGTGTACCAATGTACTAAATAAAATAGATAGCTTAATGCACAGTATTAAAACTGCTAGCATTGATGAACTTGTAATGATTGAAGCACTTGTAAAACAATACAAAGAAAACAAAGAAGAAATAAATAAAACACAAATAACTGAATTTACTAAATTAGATTAATATGTATATAAATATAGAAATAAAAAAAGCTGAAAGAAAAGACTACTACATCTTCAATATTAACGGAGTTAAGTTAGGAGAATGGGAGCGTTCAGAATTAAGACAATTAATAGAAGTAATAGACAATAAAATATAGACACAATGAAAACACCAAAACAAATAATACAACACGCAATAGACAACCCACATACAGAAGAATACATAGTCTCTGATTGTTGTAATGCAGAACCAAGCCAATTAAGTAACAACCTTTGCAGCGAGTGTTTAGAACACGCAGAATTTAACTAAAAACAAATATGAAACTAGAAACAATAAAACAAGCAGTAGATAAAAAATTTAATTTAGATATAGCAACCAATTCAAGACAACGAAATTTCACAGATGCTAAAAAAGTATTCTCAAAACTAGGTTATGAAAGCGGTGCTACATTTAGAGCAGTTGGGGAAGCAATAGGCAGAAGTCATTGCAACGTATTACACCACGTTAATAGCATTGATACTATAAGCGTAGAATACAAAAAGAAACACGATGAGATAATAAAAGAATTGGATTTAGTATTCTCAAAACCTTTCTTCAACCCAGAACAGGAAAAAATAAAAAAAGAAATAAAAAACAAACAAACAAATAAAACAATTAAAGAAATACAAGACATTACAGACATTTTATCTGGATGGGATATAGAAACAGTAACAGAGTTTAAACAAACACGACTAGACCCATTTAAAGCATTATTAAAGCACAGGGTGAAACCAAAGACTATAAAAGAAGTAAAAGGAGCGTTATTAAACAACCGAGTTAAAAATCCTGTATTGTGCTAGTAACAAAATAATACAAATATGTTTATATATTAATAAGGATTGATTAAACAATTTATTTCAATATGGATAACAGAAAAAATAATGGTGGAGCTAGACAGGGAGCTGGACGTAAACCAAAGGCACAAGAACAAAAACTAATTGAACGCTTAGATGCTATCATAGACAAAGAAGAAGCATTAGGGGTGTTGGGTCAGTTAGTAGCTAAAGGCGATATAAGAGCCGTACAACTGTATTTAAGCTATCGTTATGGGAAACCTAAGGAAAGTATAGACCTTAACTCTAGTGAGGGCTTAAACATCAATTTTAGAGATTTAATAAAGTTCGTTGATTAAAGTTAAAAAAAAATATATGCCTATTGTTGAAAGCGACAGTAGGTATTTTATTATTAGCGGTGGGCGTGGTTCTGGGAAGTCATTTTCAGTAAACGCCTTACTTGTTATGCTTACATACGAACAAGGGCATACAATACTGTTTACTCGTTATACACTAACATCGGCTTATATATCAATCATACCAGAGTTTATTGACAAGCTAGAACAGTTTGGTTCAATAGCAGACTTCCATATAACTAAAGACGAAATACTAAACAAAAAGACTGGAAGTAAAATAATATTCAGAGGGATAAAAACTTCAAGCGGTGACCAGACTGCAAACCTTAAATCTTTGCAAGGCATTACTACTTGGGTAGTTGATGAAGCGGAAGAACTGGTGGACGAGCAAAAGTTTGATACCATTGATTTATCGGTAAGACAACAAGGCAAACCGAATAGAATAATATTAATACTTAACCCAACCACAAAAGAGCATTTTATATACAAGCGTTTCTTTGAAGATAGAGGGGTTCAAGAGGGTAGCAATGCAACCAAAGAAAACACCACATATATACACACAACCTATAAGGACAATATAGACAATCTATCTAAAAGCTATATAGACCAAATAGAGCAAATGAAAGTAAGACGACCAGATAAGTATAAACAACAAATGTTAGGTTCGTGGTTAAACAAAGCAGAGGGAGTTATATTTAATAATTGGAGCGTTGGAGAATTTAAACATATAGGTACAAGCGTGTGGGGTCAAGATTATGGTTTCGCAGCAGACCCTAGTACACTGGTTGAGGTTAATATAGATAGCACAAACAAACGTATTTACTTAAAGGAATGTTTTTATCTACAAAGGCTAACTACTTCACAAATAGCACAACTTAATTTAAAACACGCTAGAGAGGGTTTAATCATTGGGGATAGTGCCGAACCAAGACTGTTAAGCGAAATAAAAGCAAAGGGTTGTAATGTACGTCCAAGTATAAAAGGACAGGGAAGTATAACGTATGGCATCAGCTTACTACAAGATTATGATATTATTGTAAGTCCAGATAGCACAAACTTAATTAAGGAGTTAAATAACTATCGATGGCTAGAACGCAAATCAAATACACCAATAGACAAATATAACCACTTAATAGATGCGGTTCGTTATGCAGTAGGCTTTCAACTACAAAACCCAAACAGAGGTAAATATACCGTATCTTAATCTGTTGAATAAAAAAAATAAAAAAAAAGTTAATTAAATGTTTATTAATTAAAATAAATGTGTATCTTTGTAGGGAACAAAAACAATAACAACTTAAAACAAAACATTATGAATTTCTTACAAATCACAAAGGCAATAAATTTTACACAAACAGTATTAAAAAATATGTTAGAACAAGGTTTAGCTAGTGACAAATATACGTTTTCTCTTTGTAGAGCTATTCAAGATAAGTTTGGAGCAACAGAAAATGATGCTTTAATTATAATAGAAACCTCACTTAGTAATATATAAACAAATAAATATGCCTGATATTACAATGTGCAAAGGAATAGGTTGTGAAGCGAAAGAAACTTGTTATAGATACAAAGCTGAACCAAACGAGCATAGGCAATCTTATTTCTTAGAACCGCCAATAGTAAATAATGGTTGTGATTACTATATAAACCACAACAAATACAAAGGAATAGGTTGTGAAGCTAAATTCTGGAGTCATTTAACAAGTAGTTGATTTAACAATTAACAAATATAGTAAATATTATGCTTAAACACCCTGTTTTACAATGAGTTTTGTATTCGGTTGGAATTACATTAATTAACGTTTCTAAAACCACTTAATTAACAATAAAGCCTGTAATTAATTTTATAGGTTTTTTTTTGTTTTAATACTTTCTAAAATATTAATAGTTTTTTTATATATTAATATGAAAGTTAAGTTAAGCATACCAACAACGTTAAATGAAATCACTCTAGGGCAATACCAAGAGTTTGATAAATTAGATATTACAAAGGAAGCAGAAGTACAATCTAAGATGATTGAGATATTCTGTAAAGTGCCTGTTGAGGTTGTACGTTCAATGAAAGCAAAAGATATAACAGATATTTGTGTTATCATCAATAATATGTTTGATACAGAACATCAGCTTATAAATAGGTTTCAAATGAATGGCAAAGACTACGGTTTTATTCCAGACTTAGAAAATATGAGTTTTGGAGAATATGTGGACTTAGATACCTTTATAGGAGATAACGATAACCTACATAGAGCAATGAATGTTTTATATAGACCTATCGATTTAAAACAAGGGCAAAGATATACATTAAAAGAATACGACCCAGACACAAACGAAGATGCTAAGAATTACCCTTTAGATGCTTGTTTTGGTGCAATGGTTTTTTTTTACAATTTAGGCAAAGACTTATCGACAGTTATTCTGAACTCTTCGAGCAAACAGAACGAGGAGAGCTTAGTGCAATTTCTGGCTTCACAACAAAATGGGGGTGGTACAATTCAATCTATGCAATCGCTGACGGAGATATTACAAGGTTTGAAAATATCACTAAACTAAACGTACACGAATGTTTAACGTATTTAACATATACAAAAGAAAAAAACGAAATAGAAGCAAGAAATATTAAAAGCAAATTCAAATGAGTTATACAGGAATAAGGGGTTACTATCTATTAACGCAAGCAATGAAAAATGCTTTACTAGGTGATATAAATGTAAACACAGTTACAGAAGGAGATTTGTTTGATATTGATTTGTCTAAGCAATCTATATTCCCTTTGTCGCATTTGATTATAAATACCGTTACCGCACAAGAAAGCGTTTTAAGATTTAACATTTCTATTTTAGCAATGGATATAGTAGATGAGAGCAAAGAACCTACAACGGATATATTTATAGGCAACAATAACGAACAAGACGTTTTAAATACACAACTAGCAGTATTAAATAAGTTAGTACAAGTTTTAAGGCGTGGCGATTTATATAATGACAAATACCAATTAGATGGCGATGCAAGTTTAGAACCTTTTGTAGATAGGTTTGAAAACAAAGTAGCGGGATGGACTGCAACGTTTGATGTATTGGTAAACAACGACATTGAAATATGTTAGCAGACAAAGCCCTACAAGAAGAATTAAATAAGTTCGCTAAGTACGTTATACAACAAAGCCGAAGTAATCTATCTAAAAGCAGTAAGAACGATACTAAGGCACTTTATAATAGTTTAGGGTACGATATAGAGCTGACAACAAAAGGGGCTGAACTGGGCTTTAATATGGAGCAATACGGAGAGTTTCAGGACAAAGGGGTTCGAGGTAAATCTTCAAGTGCAAAAGCACCCAACAGTCCGTTTAGGTTTGGCAGTGGCACAGGACGTAAAGGCGGTTTAACCGAAGCAATGCAAAGCTATGTTAAAAGAAAAAAAATACAATTTAAAGACAGAAAGACAGGGCGGTTTTTAAGTTACCAAAGTACGGCATTTTTAATTGCTAGAAGTATATATCAAAAAGGAATGAAGCCTAGTTTATTTTTTACTAAGCCATTTGTAGCAGCGTTTAAAAGGCTCCCAGATGATTTAATAAAAGCCTATTCGCTAGGACTAGAAAAAGATTTAATAAAATTAACAAAACGATAAAATGGCAAAAATTAATGTAAGAAGTCCATACTATGTATATTTAAACTTGAACGGTTTAACAGAAGCCGAAATACGTCTTTATATATATAATGGAACTCAAGGCTCAAGACCCATAACCCCTACTTATGTTTTAAGAGCATCGGCAGTAAATTTTACTGTTAATTTTGAGATAGCGGAACTAGTGAAAGATTATATGGATTATAATGCAGATGATTTAGAAACAGAAATTGTGTGGGTTGATTATCAAATACGCAGAACAGTAAATGGAGTTTCTGGTGATTTACCTTTTGTAGAATTAAAGGGCTTTTATGGTTATGGATATTTTGAGCAAGGAGTAAATCCTCAAAACGATAGCGGACTATTGCAGTCAAATTTAACGGTAGTAAAGTTAGATGATGCACCAGTTGTTTTACCTATTGAAACAAGCAAGGTTACAAGCGTAGAATATTATTCAGAAAACGTAGAAGTTTACGAGCGGAATTTCGCACCGACAACCACATCATCAACTCAAATACAATACGTTTCAAATACTGTAAATGGAGCAGATGAATTTTCAGACAGGGTGTATAGGGATGGTGGTACTTTTGAGGGTAGTATATGTTTACAAGAGTTTTTAGACAGTAACGTGACATTCCCTGTTGATACTATTTACATAAATTCAGACGATGGTGTTTTGGTTGTTAAAGTTGAAAATATAACAGAATGCAAATACGAGCCTTATAAATTAAGTTTTATAAACAAGTTTGGAGCATTGCAAAATATATGGTTCTTTAAGCGTAGCAATAAACAATTATCTACTAAGGCAGAGGACTTCAAAAGAAACACACTATCAGCCAATAGTTACGGAACGGACAAGCACCAAAAGAAAAACCTATATAAAATGGGTAACGAAAAAATGGACTTAAATACAGGGTTTTATCCAGAGGAATACAACGAGGTATTTAAACAAATGCAATTAAGCGAGGATTGTTGGATTGAAATTGACAATATTGTTTTGCCTGTTAATGTAACGGATAGTAGCTTTAGCTATAAAACAAGCCTAAACGACAAGCTAATTAATTACACTATAAAAATAGATTTTGCTTTTGACACTATAAACAACATTAGATAAATGCAGATAATAGACTTATATATTAGAGAGGGTAGGAAATACATCAGTCAAGCTCAATTTTTTAATAATGGAACTAGACTTGTAGATACATCAACAGATTTCACAATAGGCGATTTCAGAGTAGGTCAATTAATTAAAGATTTAAACTCTGGGATTCTTGGTTCTATAACTGCAATAGCTCCAGGTGGTAACGTTAATACCTTAGATATTACAGGGGGAGGTTTTTCTGGCACAAATCAAACTTACCAAATTTATGATGATTATACAAAACTTGAATTATTCAAAGATGAGAGCGTGTCAATTACAGATACTATTCAAAATGTAAAAGACCCATCTAAAATATTTGCACCGTTTAGCCAACAGTTTAGTGTTCCTGCATCTAAACATAATAATAAGTTTTTTAAGCATTATTATAATAGTGAAATAGATAATAGTTTTGATGCTAGATTTCAAGGTGACGGACTTATCCAATTAAATGGCATTGACTATAAAATAGGCTCACTTAGGCTTACATCTGTTGAATTAAAAAACAATGTAGCTTATTCTTATAAGTTAGTGTTTACTGGTGAAACAGTTGAATTTAAAAAAATATTAGCAGAAAACGAATTGAGTTCTTTGATATATCCAGATAGTTTAAATTTTAATTATACGAGCGGTTTTGTTACTGGCAGATTGGGTGGGGAGGCAGAGGGTTACGATTTAATATTCCCCCTTATAACGCACAGTAAGAATATGCGATATGGATATAATGGTAATGTAGGTTACAAGGATGCTATAACAAATACTTACTTAAATTATGCGGATTTAAAGCCTGCTTTAAAAACTAAAGTTATAATTGATGCGATAGAAACAACTTATCCACAAATTAAATTCAGCCAACAGTTTTTTAATAGTTCTAGTTTTAAAAAATTATATATGTGGCTTCATAGAGAGGAGGGTTATATGTCTAATGCTAATGAGGGGGGGGCAGTCCAACAAATAAGCAATAGGTGGTATCTACCTGAAAACGCATCATCGTCAGCAACTAACTACAATTATGTTAGTGGAACTGATTTAAGACCTGCAAGTTGTTTTCATCAGCCTGTTAATTGGTGGGTTCAAAGATGGGGTTATATTTTTGAGTTGAGCGTTACAACGCTAGACCAAGCATTAAATTATAGCGTTCAAATATTAAGAGCTGAGGACAATTCTGTTTTATTTGAAGGAGATGGCACAGGAAATCAACAGTTTAATTATGAGTTTTCAAAGGATAATTATGGATCACATCATATAGATGTATTTATAAATATAAATGCTGAAAACACTTTGGGAATAAATCAAACATTAACAGTTAGAAAAGGTTATAGAATTAATAGCGGTAATTTTCAAATTCGATTTAATGGTAATTATCAAAAAGCAGCTACATCAGAAGAAAACACTATTATTATAGCCAATCAAATGCCTAAGATGAAAATATTTGATTTTCTTAAAAATATCTTTACGATGTTTAATTTAACTGCATATAAAGAGGACGGAGTTATAACGGTATTACCTTTAGATGATTATTACAACGCTGGTAAGGTTTACGACATTACTGAATATGTAGATACTAGCAAAAAAACTGTATCTAAGTTACTGCAATTTAAAAATATGATATTTAAATTTAAAAGCAAAAAATCGTATTTAGTACAATATGCAGATGAATTGCAAGGTAATAAATTTTCACAAGAAAGTTATGGCAATGATGAATGGGATGGTGGTGATTACAAAGTTGAAGTTGATTTTGAAAAGATGATGTACGAAAGATTGAGTAATGAAAGCGATGGAAGTTTAACGGATATTGTTCAAGGTGCTATGTTAGATAAGAAGTTTGAACCAACAATAGGTTCTCCTTTATTATTTTATTGTTTTAGCACATCCACAGATTCCCCAAATTACCCACTTTTATTAGAATATCCTGATGGTACTTTAGATAATATAAATCCTTATTTAAGACCATCCAATTCTATTACAGATATTACAACAGTAGATTTTCTTGAAACATTAAATTTTGGCGTTGAAGTAGATGAATATACACTAAGCACTGGAACTGCAACCATCGGAAGTCAGCGAAAGGATTTATTTACTAAGTATTACAGAAATTATGTAGCTAATTTATTCGCTAGAAATTCAAGAAAAACTAATGTTTCTGCTTACTTACCTTTGAATGTTATTTTAAATTATAGGTTAAACGATATATTTATTATAGGCACAACGGAGTACAGAATAAATTCTATAAAAACAAATCTACTAACAAACAAAAGTGACTTGGAATTATATAATTTAAATGTAAACACTTCGCAAAGTTTAAACGGTCAAAGACTAGATTTACAAAGAGTTGAGAATTTAGAAACAGCAAGCAAAACAAGTAGTACAATAAATGTTCAATTTGATAATATAACTGATACTAATTTTGTAAAGTTCGAAATATATTTAGATGGAGAATATTATGACTTTAATTTACAAGGAGATGTAGGTTACGGCTTTAGTAATTTAGACGCTGATACAACTTATAAAATATCTTTAAGGGCTATTTACGATATTGATGGCGTAGAGGCTGGAGCATTTGACACAGACTTATTTCAAACAACATTATGATAAAATTAATAATAGAAAGTTTAAAGTACGCAAACGGAGAAACCGAAAATTTACGAATTGCACAAGGTAAATATAAACTACCTACAACTTTAAAAGAGGGTTACAAAACATTAAAACAAGAAATAAAATGGCAATAGAGAAAACTATTAATTTAAACGTAGATAGTAGGGCAGCAATTAAAAGTGTTGATAGTTTATCGGGTAGTATAAACGATTTAAGCACAGGGACGGCAGGCGTTGAAAAAAGTACAAATGTTGCATCCAAAGGATTTAAAGGCTTAGGAACGGCAATGAAAGCAGCAGGAATAGGTCTTGTTATAGCTGCAATCGGTAAGTTAGGGGAGGTTTTTAGCCAAAATCAAAAGGTGGCTGATGTATTCAAAACTTCATTTGAAGCGGTTAGCATTGTTTTTAACGACTTTGTTAATTTTATTGTTAATAATACTGGTGGGGTCATTAAGTTTTTTGATGCTATATTTAAAAACCCTTTAGAGAGTTTAAAAAGTTTTGCTAAGGCATTTAAGGAAAATATACAAGAACGTTTCGATAGTTACTTAGATACTTTAGGTTATTTAGCTAGTGCGGTTAAAAAAGTATTTAGTGGCGATTTTGCTGGTGCATTAGATGATGTTAAAAGTGCTAGTAAAGAGAGTTTAGATGTTTTAACAGGAGTTAATAATACTTTTGATAAAAGCAAAGAGTTTATAGAAAAAACAACAGAAGCAGTTAAAGGTTACGTTTCAGAAACACTAAAAGCAGCACAAGAAAATGTTGAACTAGCAAATGCAGCCGAAATTGCAGCAGCAAAGCAAAGTCTTTTAGTTGAAAAATACGACAGACAAGCAGAGCAACTAAGACAAATACGTGACGATGAAAGAAACAGTTTAAGCGACAGGAAAAAAGCTAATGAAGATTTGCTATTAGTTTTAGCCGAGCAAGAAAGTTCAATGTTATCTTTAGCAGAAGCCCAATTAAAATCCGCACAAGCCGAAGCATCTAAAAATAATTCTATTGAAAACCAAGTAGCGGTTACAGAAGCATTAGCGAACAAGTTAGGGGTTTTAGCACAAATCGAGGGGTTTCGCTCTGAACAACAAGCTAATGATTTAGCATTATCAAGGGAACAAATAGAACTTACAAACTCTAAAAGCGAAGCGGAAAGTAATTTATCAATAGAACGACAGAGGTTTAACGCTGAACAAATAGAAGATGAACTTTTAAAGTTAGAAGCATTAAGGGAAATCGATTTATTGTATGGAGAAAAGGAAGCGGAAAGGCTTCAAGCCGTTGTTGATAATGCAAACGCAGAAACACAAGCAAAGATAGATGCACAGATAGCACTTGACGAATTTCTCGAACAATCAAGGCAAACAAACATCACTAATGATGTAGCAATAGCAGATAAGAAAAAAGAAATTGAAGATACAAATAAAGAGTTAGACGATAAAACAACAAAGGCAAAAGAAGAAAATTTAGCAAAAGTTGGGAATGCTTTAAGTTCGTTTGCTGAACTTGCAGGAAAAGAAACCGCAGCAGGAAAAGCCTTAGCAATAGCAAGTACATTAATACAAACATATCAATCCGCACAAAGTTCTTACGCAAGTTTGGCGGGTATTCCAGTTGTAGGTCCCGCTTTAGGAGTTGCAGCAGCAGGAGCAGCAGTTTTTGCAGGAATGAAACAAATTCAAAACATTAAAAAAACCAAAGTACCGAAAGGCGGTGGCGGTGGTGGTGGCGTTGGCGGTGCTTCTGTTGGAGCAGCACCAACCCCCCCAAGTTTTAATGTAGTTGGAGCAAGTGAAACAAGCGTTTTAGGTGATGCGGTTGCAAGTCAAACAAACGAGCCAGTACAGGCTTATGTAGTTTCAAATGATATAACAACAGCCCAAAGTTTAGAAAACAATATAGTTGAGGGAGCGACAATATAAAAAACAAAAATAAATAAATTTAATTATATATTATTATGAGAATAGTCGAATTAATACTAGACGAAGAAAGCGAATTAGGGATTGAAGCTATTAGCGTAGTTGAAAACCCTGCAATAGAAGAAGATTTTGTTGCTTTAAAAAGCCAAGAATTTAAACTTGCAGAAATTGATGGAGAGCGTAGAATATTAATGGGTGCTTTATTGATACCAAATAAGCCTATTTATAGACGCAATGGCGAAGATGAATACTATATATATTTTTCAAAAGATACTGTCTTAAAAGCCAGTCAAATGTATTTAATGAATAGCAAACAAAATAACTCAACACTAGAACATCAACACCAATTAGAGGGTTTAAGTTTGGTTGAAAGTTGGATTGTAGAAGATAAGGTACACGATAAATCTGTAAAGTACGGAATGAATTTACCTTTGGGTTCGTGGGTTGGTAGTGTAAAAGTAAACAACGATAAAATCTGGAATGAGTTTGTAAAGACAGGCAAAGTGAAAGGTTTTAGTATTGAAGGATATTTCGCTGATAAAATGGAACGCCCAAAAGAACCAATTAACGAGGGATTATCTAAAGAAGATTTAATGGTGCAAGAAATAATTAACATTATAACAAATAGCGAAAATAAATAAATTATGAGTAAAGAAAAAGCATTAAAAAGAATAAACGAATATTTAACAAAGCAAAAGCCTGAAAAAATAGAATTATCTTTAATGAATGATTTTAAAAAACAATTTGAAAAATCATCAAAAAGCTTAATGAAAACAGAGCCAGAATATGGCGAAATATTAAATAAATCAAGAAGATTATACAAAGAAATGCAATCAGTTGATAATGATATAGATTTAGCAATAGCAAGTTTTAATATTTTAGAACGAAAAGCCAAAGAAATTGGAATTGATTTAGATGGGAAAATAAAAGGAAATAGAGGTAAATTAACTAATTTTAAAAGAACAACAAATCAAATTTTATCCGAATTAAGGAATATTGTATAAATGACTTTATTTAAAAAACTATTCACACCAAGTAAAACAAGCCCAAAGGGTGGTCGTAAGGGTTGTTTATGTAGGGATAGGGATGCTTATTCTATTAAGTGTTGTAATGGTGATATAATGGCTCAAGGAATTGGTAGCACTTCTGGAACACCTATACAACAAGATTTTTTAGCACAAGAAAACGGAGATTTAATACTTCAAGAAAATAACTATAATATCATACCATAATGGCAAACGTAAAAATAAGCGAATTACCACAAGCAACAGAATTACAAGGTGGTGAATTATTCGCAACAGTACAAGGTGGGGTTACTAAACAAACCACAATAAACGATGTAAACAATTTTATTATACCTTTAAATTTATCCGTTACAACTGGCGATGTAATCAACTTGTCAGATGTTGCATATAACACAACTTCTTTAATAAAACTAACGTGGGTCAATCCTAGTGGTGGCGTACAAGTAACGGTTTTAAATTTACCAGATGCAACGCTTCCAATAAATACAAACAGAGTTTTAAGGTTTTTAACAAATGGAGGTTTTACTACAAACACGCACGTTGAATTAACACCAATAAACGGACAGACCTTAGACGGCTCAACAAATGACTATTTAATAAACAAGCCTTACGAGGGAATACAAGTTTGGAGTAATGGTGTAGAATGGTTCATAATTCAGAAAAAAGGATAACGAAAATACAAATTAAATTAATCTAAATTATATATAAGTATGAAATCAAACAAAGTGATTGAACAAATCAAAAATGTTTTAAATCTTAACGAGGAAGTTAAGCTAGAACAAATGAAACTAGACAACGGAACAGTCATTGAAGCTGATGCTTTTGAAAGTGGTGTAGAGGTTTTTATCGTTACAGAAGACGAAAAAGTAGCTTTGCCTGTTGGTGACTACACATTGGAAGATGGTAAAATATTAGTAGTAGCCGAAGAGGGTGTTATTTCTGAAATCAAAGATACAGAAGCCGAAGAAGAAACCGAAGAAGAGGTTGAAGAGGTTGAAGCAGCAGAAGAACAAGAAATGGCTTACGCTACTAAAGAAGAACTAGCAGAGGTTAAAGATATGATTGAAGAAATCAAAGCAATGCTAGAACCAAAAGAGGATTTAAGCGAGGATTTAGGAAACCTTTTAACAGAAGAATTAGCTAAACACGAAAGAGTTGAGTTAAACGAAATTCCTGTCGAAGTACAAGCTGAACTAAGCGAACCAAGTGCCGAGCCTATTGTATCAAATCCAGAAATTAAAAAAGTAATCTCGAAATTTAGTGTTTCTAAAAACAGAAAAAGCACTACTATTGACCGAGTAATGGCAAAACTAAATAATTAATAACAACTAAAAATTAAATAAAATGAGTGTATCATTAACAACAACTTATGCAGGTGAATTTAGTGGCAAATATATTGCTGCTGCTTTACTATCTGCTGACACATTGGATAAGGGTTTAATTACCGTAATGCCAAATGTAAAATTCAAATCTGTAATTCAGAAAGCTGCAACTGACGATATCGTAAAGGATGCTTCTTGTGACTTCCAAACAGGACAAGGAACGCTAACCTTAACAGAAGCTATCCTACAACCAGAGGAATTTCAGGTAAACCTTGATATTTGTAAAAAAGATTTACACGCATCTTGGGAAGCTGAACAAATGGGGTACAGTGCTTTTGATGAATTAGCACCAAGTTTTGCTGATTTCGTTATCGGACACGTTGCTTCTAAAGTAGCTGACAGAACAGAAAAAAATATTTGGTCTGGTTCAACTGCAACAAGCGGACAGTTTGATGGATTTGCTACTAAATTAGAAGCAGACGTAAATTTACCAGTTGGTCAAGATTTAACAGGAGCAGCAATCACGCCTGCAAACGTAGTAGCTGAACTAGGGGCAGTTGTAGATGCAATTCCAACCGCAGTATATGGTTCAGAAGATTTATACCTTTACGCAGCATCTGACGTAATTAGAGCTTATACACGTTCTTTAGGTGGTTTTCAATCTGGTGGAGAGGGTGCTAATGGATACGAAAATAAAGGAAACAATCAGTCTTTAGGTTCTTTATTCTTCGATGGTATTCCAGTAGTAGCAATCAGAGGAGCAGCAGCAGGAACTATTATTGCAGCTGAAAAATCAAACTTATTCTTTGGAACTGGTTTATTAAA